TAACGGGATCTGTTTGTGCTCCGTAAATTAAAAGCCTAAATCCATTATGGTCTGAATCCACATCTATTGAAGCATAGTATGATTCAGCCACCGAGTATCCATAATTGTATGGTCTTCCGAGCCTTGAGTCTGTGTACGAATAATCCCTGTCTAAATCTTCATCAAACTGTGATCCGCCACCGCTACTGTTAAATGAGTATGTCTTTTCTTTTGTCCAAACAGGATTGTCAGTAACAATGGTAAAACGCATCTCATCATCTCGTTGCCGATTGAAAAATAAATGCTCTCCAGCCTTGACAAAACACTTCATCTTCCAGCCACGGATAACAAGATAGCCTGCTTCACCTGACAAAACATCTTCTTCAAATGCATGGCAAAGATTATCCCTGTCAGCCAGATTGTCACTTATTACTACAACTAAAAACGGAAATTCTCTGTTGCTTCTTCTAAAATTAGAATAGGATCCAAACACCTCATCGTATTCATATTGCCATGTCCTAAACGGACTTTCGCTTGCATAATATGGGTACTCATTTATTGTTGCTTTGAGTACACCTTTTGAATTGTAATAATAAATCTTATCCATATCACACAACCTCGTTAACCAATCGTGCGAAGTCTCTCCTGTCAACAGATATTATCTGGCCAGCTTCAACCGCTTCAAGGATTCTGTCCATACGGTTGATAATAGCATTGTACTGTCTTGCTCCTTCTCCTTCTGACCCGTTCATAAAGTAACTTCCTCTACCTGCGTTTACATTAAATCCGCCCTGAACAACATCCTGCAGATCAAAGGTTTTCTTTGCTTGTTCGACAAGTCTGTTTTCATTGTCCTTTATTCCCTTTATAAACAGATCCATCATATCAGGCATCCACGTATAGTCATCTTTCATTGGTCCTTCTGTCGGGTGTGAATGTCCTAAAGCCGCTTTGACCTTTGATCCGATACTTCCAAGAGCACCGCCAAGCTCACCAAGTTTTGACTTAATACCACTTATAAAGTTAGACATTAAATCTTTGCCCCATGTCAGAGCCTGTTTGATTTTGCCCGTTATACCGCTTTTAACTTGATCAATAATATTGCCAGCTGCAGACCTTACATTGCCAAAGAAACCTCTAATGCCCTGCACAAAATTGCTTACAAGCTCTTTTCCTTTCGCAAGCATTTGTGAAACTCCTTGACCAATGGCAGTCACAAGGCTTTGTAAAAGCTGTGCACCTGCAGCAATAACCTGTGAAATTGCTGAACCAATACCAGACACGAGAGTTACAACTAACTTAATACCAGCCGATAATAATTTAGGTGCATTTGTAATAATTGCTTGTGCAAGCTTTGCTATGATTGTAGGCGCTTTTTCAATTAATATTGGCAATGCCTGAATTAAACCATCTGCAATAGCCATAATAATTTGAATTGCGGCATCAATAACAGCATCGATGTTATCAATTAATGCTTCTACGATTGCCAGTATAATTTCCACAACAGCCGGAATCAAAATTGGTAATGCTTGCGATATACCAGAAGCCAATGTAGTAATAATAGTCGCTGCTCCGCTGACCAACTGCGGAATTGCTTGCAGTAATCCTGTAATCAATGTTTGCATAACTTGAATTCCAGCTTGTATAATCTGTGGCAAATTCTGAATAATTCCTTGACCAAGTGCGGTTAACAATTGCATACCTGCATTAATCAACTGTGGCAAAGCACTTATAATAAACTTTCCTATTCCAAGAATCACCTGTGTCATAACAGGAATAAGAGTAGGAATGTTTTTCATAATAGCGTTGCCAAGTGATTTTAAAATAGTTCCGCCGATTTCAATCATCTTCGGCAATACTTCAGAAATCTTATTGACTACTTCTGTAATGCCGTTTCCTATTTCTTCTGCTCCTGACATATCGCCAGCAAACAGTTTTGCAAGGCCGTCCGTCACCTGAGTCATTGCTGGAAGAAATTCTCCCATCATGCGATTTTTTAAGCCTGTAAATGTCATTTGCATTGTGGTGAGAGAATCTTTAAAAGCCGCGCTTGCCTTAACAGCGGAATCAGGCATGATCATTCCATATTTTTCTGCGATTTCCATTTGTTCTTCTATTGCTTCAGTTCCTTGATTCAATAGAGGACCCATGTCAGCACCGGCACGCCCTAACAATTCAGATGCAAGCGCAGCTCTTTCGGTACCTGCTTCCATACTTGAAAGACCTTTAACAGTTGCTTCAAATAGTTGTTCTTGAGACATAGAAGCAACTTGTTCCTGACTGATTCCAAGCTTTTGAAATGCGTCAGAATTCTTTTCTGCCTGTTGTGATAATGTTTTCATACCCATTTTTAGAGAATCAACATTACCGCCTGCACGTTGCATAACATAATCCCACTTTTGATATGCTTCAGCGGATATACCGATCTTTTGAGACATTTTGTCAACATGATCGCCATAATCTGCGGTTTGTTTTGCTCCGTCAATTAACTTTTTTGTAATAATCGCTGTACCGGCAACAATAGCCATCGTGGCTCCTGTTAATGCTGTTCCGGCGACTTTTCCCGCTCTTTTTAATCCGCTTTCAAAATTGCTCGAATCAAGGCTTATTTTAGCGAATAATTCAAATACATTCATCTTCTTCACCTGCAAAACGTAAGCCGCCCTGCTCCATTGTTCTTATAACAATTTCTTCTGCGCTTTCTTCCTGCTCTACGTTTTTAGTATCTAACACATCTATAAATCTTTTGGTATATGCTCCAGTCAATGAATATAAACCATCGGATACATAAACACGATATGCCAGATCATCGAATTCTTGATCAATTCGCGCATTGACATATCGTGTAAATGCTTTTAATGTTCTTCTTCCTCGATATTCTCCGTAGCAGAGCCAGAAGATTCTTGTTCCTCTTTCCGACCCTGCAATCCGAAAAAATCTCTCAACTCGTGGTCTTCTCCGATTTCATTCAAAATTGAGACAAGTCTGATCACGATATTTAGTCCGTTAATTGGTTCATCGTCGATGGTAAGCAACATTTCACAAACTTCTTTTTTGTGAAGTTTTAACATTGTCTTTGCCAACTCTATTTTTGAACCATTTGCCACTTCTTTGACTTTAGGATCAGTAAATATTACACTTGCATGTTCTAACAAATCTGCCCAAAGATCAATCGCCGCCTCATCTTTGTAATCGGAAAGTTTTTTCATGTTTTACTCCTTATGATGTAGAACCTGTTGCGCCTTCTGCTCCTGCTTGGACGTAAATTTCATACGGGACAGTGTTCATGTCCGTAATGCTATAGTGACCTGTGAACTCAAACTCAAACTGACCTTTTTCTTTGTCAGTTGTCTGAATCTGGAATCCGGCTGTATTAAGCGCATTCATTAAGTGAATAGCAACGAAACCAGCTGTTGCTCCTGTGCCTGTTGTATTCTTGTCAGAATAATCACCAACCCACCAAATGTCTTCAAAATCAGTGTCTTTCAAATCGTCTCTTGGTGTAATCTTTCCGTTTGACAAATCAGATGCGCCTGCAAGCTTTTTAGCTACATTAGCTGTAATCGTTACAAATGTTCCAGACAAAACAACTTCTCTGCTATCAACCTTTTTCAATTCAAGCGTATTCTTCGGGCAGTTGTCAATATCCTCTCCAAAATCAACGAACTCAGGCGTATCAGTGAAATTGATACCGCCAGTGGTAGCGCCAATCAGATTGCCAATAACGCCAGTTGCTGGAGTAAAATCATCCACAAGAATACCTGCATTCAACTGAATTTCTTCAAATGCTGTTGTTGGAATCTTTGTATATTCCATGTTTATATCCTCCTAATCGATAAATTCAACTTCAATATTAATAATTGTTCTTCTTACAGAATCATCGTTATCTTCGGCCATGTGCTGTGCCCACGGTCTGCCTTTTTTAATCCAGAATGCTCCACCGTCATAAGGAACTATCTTTCCGCCTTTACCGATTGCGTTTCTAATTTCGTTTGCTTTTTCAACAGATTCAGTCCACGATGTTGATCTGTACCAAATAGATGCAGTTAAAGCAAGAGAATTATCAAAGTCATCTTCCATCATTTCAAATGTTATATATGGCATAACCGAATTATCAGGAACACTTGTTTCATCATATGCTTTGAGACCAAAACCATTCCAAAAAGCTGTGTATGCCTTAACTTTATCCATTAGCTTAACACCCATTCTTCAGCTGAATACTGCAGCATATTTAGACCGGCTGATTTTGGAGTTTTGCGATCATCACTGTTTGACAAAATCCTAAAGATATGACCATCACTTTCTCTGCGGATCACGCTATGATAATCGAGGTTGATATTTTTCCGGACAGTCAACGTATAAGCAGCTGTGGATCCGAGCGATTGAGCCACTTTCATTTCTGAAGAACTGTCAAATACAAGCGCACCCTGAATCGATGCACCGTCTTTCCACTCGGTAACAACACCGCCGTAACCATCGTCTGTGGTTATCCTATCAATAATTGTAAAGCTTTCAAAAGCCTCGTCCAATAAACTCATATCGCTCTGATCTTTCTGTAAGGATTTAATCTTTTAGCAAACATAGTCTGCCATGTGACCGCTGATGCTCCTGCTCCGCTTCCTGTTCCGCCACCGCTGGGTTTCGAATACGAATAACCGCCAAACGACTCCGATGTATACGGCGACATGTTGGCAGACTGAACGTTCCCATTTTCAGCCTGCCATGCCGCTATTTCTTCGTCGAGGTCTAATATGGCTCTTGGAACACGCATCTTCCAAACAGCACCATTAAATGAAGCTTCGTCTATCAGCTGATCGCCTTTCTGGTGTACTCCATCATTTAGTATACTTCCGACAATTCTGTAATACTGACCATCTTCAAGATAAAAAGACGGTGTGATTTCGCCGTCAACTACAGAAAATTCTCCGTACAGCTTGTCTTTGTCTAAACTGAAATAGTTTCTGATTTCTGCGCAAATTTCTGTAAGCATATCACACCGCCTTATTCTACATATTGTACATGCCTAAGTATGTGTCCACAATTTACTCTTGTATCTGTGTATACCGGAATGTTCTTCGCTTTGCAACCTTCGCAAAAATAAAGGTCTTCTGAGAGCATCCCTCTGTGTTCATTCCTGTAATTTACCCAGTCGTACCATGGATAGGGTATCTTTTTGAAAACTTCTGTTCTGATAAAAGCGCAACCCATGCCGCCACCGTGTATTTGCACTTTATGGTCGCCTTTGTCACGCATTTCGAATATTTCCTGTGCCGTATACTCAGATTCAAGCGGATAGTTGAAATAAAGCACGCCGTTATCGTCGTACAGCTTGCACACGCACGTCCTGCCGCTATACTTGTTATCTGTTCCTCTGTGAGCATAATAGCCAAGACAAACGTCTTTTAAATCGTCGGTCAGATTCTCAATAGCGTCGCGAGGAATGACAACGTCGTTATCTACCATCAGCACGTAGTCAACTTCCATGTCGAGAGATTTCTGTGCTATTTTATTTCTTGCGGTAGCGCAGTCATATCCTCTTACGAATTCGAAGCATACATCATGCCCGCACGTATCAACGTCGTAGATAGACTTGAACGTATCTGGGTAAATGCTTTCGAATGTCGGAACGGCAATCAGAATTTTCATTATTCACCCCTGTAAGCATCAAGGTATTCTCTGCGTTCCATCTTCTTGTTCTTCCACCAGTCGGGGATAGAGCAGTAATGGACAATTGCAGGATTGTCAGTCATGCCAGTAACTCGGCTTTCGTTATACCTCAATTCGAGCTCTGCGATCTTGTTTTGCTCAAAACCAAACTTGTTCCAAGCGTTCTGATCGGCGAAAGGCTGTCCAGTATTGAGAAGGAAATCTGTCATCTCCTGCTGTGGCTTGTCTTTTCTCAACTGCGCCAGATTAAACAGCACAACGCCTGTATTGTAATACTTGTCGCCGAACGGAAGATACCATTTCTGATTTTCAGGTACAGCCGCGAACCATTTCTCGCTGACATCCGTCTTCCAGAGACCGTCCAGCTTATCGCAAATAATCGTATCGATATCGAGGTGAATCACCTTGTTAACTGGCAGGAATTTTGAATACCAGATTTTCAAGTGGTTAATATATCCGCCGAAGTCATCCTTTCTGTGTGTGGCAATATCCGGAAAATATGTCTGATCGGACACGTTAATCATTTCCACATCGATCGGTAATTCGTACGGAAACTCATCGTCCTCTGCAAGCATAAACACTCTTGCTTTCGGATTGTGTTCCGCCAATGACTTGATTGACGGAACAACCCACTCATATACATTTTTCGTTAAGGCATATACGATGTTCATATTAGTTTAACCTTATGCGCCTGTTGCTCCTGTAGCTCCTGTTGCTCCCTCGGGTCCATCCCCGATTGTTCCTTTGACAACGCCAGCGGCATATTCTACGAAGAACTGAATGCCGTTCATAACCAGCGATTCGATCTGTGCTCTTTCTTCGTTCTGATAACCAGACTTAATGCCGATATAGCCCAGCTCGTCTGTTGTCAGGCTGAAAGCATTTGCAATGTCGCCGCTCATTGTCAGGTAATACATGACAAGATTTTCTTTTGCTGTAGCAACAAAGCTCTTCTGAGTAATTCCAGAATGAAGGATGACCGTGCCAAGACCGAGGAAGTTCTCGATGTAGTTCATTCCAAATGCGGTCTGGATTGTCACGCTGGCTGTTCCGAGATAATCCGAAACGTCAAGCGGATTCAGGAAATACACTGCCTCAGCGGTATCGTCTTCGAATTTGACCTGAAGCTGTCCCCAAGCGTTAGCAAGAGCCGCCTGAAGTGTTGCGCCACTTGCGGAAGTAGATCCCGTGATTGTTCCGTTCAGCAGAGTAAAGAAATCTGTTCTAATTCCTGCCTGAACGTCTTTCAGCAGTTTAGCGTCTGTTTCGATAACAGCTTCCTGATAGCCTGACTTTTTAATTGCCTCTGCGGAAGCGGCTTTACGCCATTTCTTGAGCGTGATCTCTCCGACAGCCGTCTTTGTTCTTTCATACTTCGACAGCGGAATGATATTTCCTTCATCGACAGAACCGCTCTGGAGTGTTCCGGTAGTAGCGTACACATACATTGTAGTACCTTCCTGCATCGGAATTTTACGTGTTACGCCGAGAACCTCAATCAGCTTTGCAAGACTTCCGTGAGTAAACTGACTTACAAAATCAACTTCTCTAATGCGCTTCATCTCATTAGCTTTGATGAGATTTGTTTCAGCAGTCGTATAAACTTCATTTGCCATTTGATTTGATCTCCTTTAAATAAACAATTCTTTATTCTCCAACATGGCTTGCTGTCGCGCGGCCGTGTCTTTAATTGACATGATTTCTTCTTTTGACTTCTTGCCGCCGCCTGTATTAGCAGGCGGATTGCTGACATTTGCGCCTTGTTTGGATTCGGTTACAATGAAATCTGACCACTCATCTTTGATGTTTTTCGTGAGCGAATCCGAATCTTTAATCTTTCCATCATCATCAATCTCAACTTTTGATAAGTCTGTGACCCTGATTATTGAATCAATCCTTTTCTCGGATACTCCTGCGCTTTTAAGCAATTTCTTATAAGCATTAGATTTCTTTGACTCAAGTTCTTTAGCAGATACATCTGCCTTGTAATCATCATACTCTTGTTTTAAATTGTTGTATTCATCGACCTTGGCTTCGTACTTTACTTTATACGGAGACCGTTCTCCATTCTTCATGGATTCGTTAAGATCATCGATCTGTTTCTGAAGTTTGTCCGCTTTTTGGGCATCTGCCTTTAAACTGTCACGTTCTTCTTTTAATGCGTTTACAACTTCAACATGAGCATTAATGATTTCATCCTGCTTATCTTCATCGATTCCCATTGCTGACAACATCTTACGTGTGAGTGCCATGTATTCGCTCCTTTTCTTCGGTGTGATTTCTTCCACATTTGCGACTTGACAGACAATGATCCTTTATTGTCTGTTCTTTTCACACAAATAATATCACTGTGTGAACAAAAAAGCAAGCCTGATGTTATTTCAAGCTTGCTTCCATTATTTTTTTATATTCTGCTCCATGGTTAGATGCAGCATTTTTTAGAAAATGAACTCCAGAATAATTACCATGTCCAAACTCTATATACGGTGCATATTCTACATTAGTTCCAATATAAACGTCATTTCCTTCAACAGCATAATCTTCGGAGTTTCTTAACCGCCCAGTGTCAACAGGCGTGTCTTCTTTTGCATGCCCAACGGCTGCTTGACCTATCGCCATTAGTCCGCGTTCTTTTTGAGATTCAAAAGCTGCAAGTATTTTGTCTGAATTGTCTACCATTCTGAAATTCATTTCTTTTTTCTATCCTCTATTTCTTTTTCAATGCTTTCCTGATGCCTCGTATTTTCGTTTAAAGATTTATCAATATAATTGATGTTTCCTTTTTCATCCGTAAAGCCAAGAATAACAGTTTCCATGCTGCACCTGCAGTTGTAAACTTCGCTTGGATCTCCATCAGGATCACCGGGATACATTAATTTATTTGAAAACGGTTCATCAAGATTGACTTCTTCTCCGTCCAATAACAAGTGTGATTCTCTTGTACGTTCATCAGCTGTAGCAATCCATCGTTTTTTTAAAACAGTTCCCATGTCTTCCAATTCATGATAGCTGTCCAACCGACCGCCATTTTCTGCCTGCGTGACCAGTGTCCGAGCATTTCTTATAGCAGATTGTTCGCATCGTTCAAACCATCCTTTTTTGCTTACATCTGCTTTTCTTACAATTTCAGGGAATATTCTGTTTGCAATCTTATCCATTGGCTCTCCTTGCAAAATTCCCTGAAAAACTTGGCTGTTGATAAACTTTTCATTCCACCGCTTATCTTTTGCAATGTTCAGTTTTTTAGGTAAAGGCAAAGACTTTGCCATTGCAACATTCTTCAAAGTGTTTTTGTTTATAATCGTGAAATCAATGCCAAAACTTTTAGCAGTCGGAGCAATTGCATTATGATTTACTATATACAGATCCGGAACCTTATCGTTGATATATGCAAGAGCTGTTACATTTACATTTGCCATTTGACCAGTAAGACTATCTATCATTTCTTTGTAACGCGGACTTGATAAAGTGAAATCACGCTTTATATTTTCCAAAGCTGATTTTGCTTTTGAAATTTGTTCTTTGGTGCCGGCCTTTAACGCAAGATCATAAGCAGACTGATATGGCTTTATTTCCTTTTCGACCATAGCCATGTATTCCTTCCACTTCTTTTTCAATTCTTTTTCTGCGGAAGAATATTCTTTTTTTAGTCTTCGCTCCAGCTTCTTTAGTTCTTTGTCTGTATATCTTCGTGCCTTGTCCATTATTCAACCGGCTGTTCTTCTTGAATGTTTTCTACATTATCCTCTAATCTATCCATTTCTTCCTGATCGACTTTTTTAAGAATTTCGTCAACCTCATCGATATTCAAAAACGGCAGATGCTTTAAGATTGTTTCATCATCAAGATACTGTGCCGCTGACAGAATCATCTGCGTATCTTCGTTCATGTTAATAATCTTGCTTCTCTTAAATGTCGGGCTGTCCTCGACACCGATTAGTTTAAGCAGACCATAAATAAAATCAAAAATGCAATCTTCAAATCCGTCACACTTCAATGTCAGGTTTTCATAGCTTGCCTGAATCGCTGTTGCCGTCACATTCCCTGCGCTGATCTTGTCTGTATCAAGCGCCATTGCATCTCTGTATAAACTATCCCTTAGATCAGCCAACGCTGTCATTCTCGCCTGATATGGTACTTCAATTGTATGCGCTTCCGCCCTTGCTCCGTCATCTTCCATCGTTGCCGCTTTGACCGTCTTTAATCTTTCAATAAATCGAGCAAGATCGACATCGTCCATGCCGCCGGCATTTTCAAGCACCCAGTAAATTTGCGACATATCATCAAGATCATTCGCAAGTCCAGACTGGATCAAATCATATCCATCAATCTTTTCACGCAGGCCAGTCAGCTCGCTCTGATGCTCATCATTTCCCCAGAGCGGTACAATCGGAAATGACGGATAATTCTCTCCGTCAATAATCTCTGTACCATCCGCTTCGCTCACCTGTACAATCTGCTTATACGGTCGCTTCTCTGCTAAAACAAAACACTTATCGTCTCTCCATATGTATTCCGTGTAACCGTCTTCCTGATAAAGTGTTGCTCTTAATGGTTTGTTGTCAGCAATCTGCCAGAATCTTATACCAGCATGGATCCCCCCGTCTTCTTCTCCGATCAGCGGAACAAATTCAAGAATGTCAAATACATCAAC